GTTACAGGAAATCTTAAATGCGATGCGAGCTGGAGATATGAGACAGAGACATCTTAAATGGTTGCTATCAAGAATGAGCATAGAACCAGAAGAAGAAGTAACACGTCTCTATACTACCAACGCAGATGTTGAGAATATCAACAATGCTAAGTTGGCGGAACTCTCAGGGGATACCCACTTCTACATGCGTACGAGTAGAGGTAGTTTTGACGCATTACAGCAACTTCAAAACAATGTGCTAGCACCAGAGGTTTTGAGCTTGAAAGTTGGTGCTATTGTAATGGCAGTTAAAAACGACCCAGAGGGCAAATACGTAAACGGTTCTACTGGTTATGTACTTGACTTCGTGGACGGATTTCCTATTGTTAAGTTCGATGGTAAATCACCAATAGCTATCTATCCCCAAGAGTGGGAGAAGAGAAGCGGTGAACGCCTCGTAGCAAGTATCACTCAGATACCCCTACGATTAGCGTATGCTATCACTGTTCACAAGAGTCAGGGTATGACACTTGACCGAGCAGAGATAGACCTCAGTAAGGCGTTTGTGAGCGGGCAGGGGTACGTCGGTTTATCCCGAGTCCGAAGTCTTGACTCTTTATATCTCAAAGGTATAAATAGGAGGTCACTTATGGTGTCGTCTAAGGCACAGGAAATAGACGCTACTTTCCGTGAGGCGAGTAAGCTCTTAGTAAATTAAAAGACCCCAACACTAGGCTAGGGTCTTTTGGAGAAAGGAGTTAAGTGTAGAGTAACGACAAAGAAACCTCTACATTGTTTATTATATCATAACAGGGGCAGAAAGTCAACAGTTTCAAAGTACTTTACTACCTAATTGTAAATTCTACAACACATTTTTACGAAAAAGTATTGACTTTTTGACTCATGTGTGATATAATGGTATTATAACGTTAAGAAAGGAGTAACGCCTTTTGGCTATATTAACGTTAGTATTCGGCTTCCTGCTGATTGCTATATCAATATGGACTTGGGCAAAAGAAGAGTTATGGCTGGAAAATTAGTTATTGAAGCAACTATTCCAACGGTTCAATATGGAAATATTAAACCAACACTCTCCCTAGAACCAGAAGATTATGCTGGCTGGGAAGAGATGCGAGATGACGCTTTGCGAAAGTTAAAGTCAATCTCAGACATGACCGCTGGCGAGGGCTACACATTTGAAGTACGTGGATTACCAGTAAACGCTGGACGTACAGTGGAAGCAGTCTTGAAAGCAAACAAGACACTCGTCAGTGAGTTAACTGGTGTAACTGTGTTCTACGATGAGGACGCACATAAATACACCGACAAAGAAGGCAACTCATACCTTAGTGGTAGCAAGTTCCCTGACCGTTTCTATCCTGACTTTGATAGTCAGATGATTTTGGGCAAGTTGTCAGAGAAGTATCCTGACATATCAAGCCTAGACATCTCTACTATGTGGGGTATCAACGGGACAGCCTCGACATCATTCGGGACTGCCGTTCACGCAGCACTGGAGAACTATGACAGGTTCAACAGTATCGGAGCCGTGCTTGCTGGTGACGGAGACAGGAACAAGGCACTCTCAAAGAACGCCATCATTAGAGCAATCGTTGAGAAGTTCCATGAAGGACGTGAGCAAGAGGACGTGTTAAGCGAGTGCTTCGTTGCCAGCGAAGAATACAAGCTAGCAGGTACGATTGACCGCCTGAAATTCATCGACCGTGAAAAGAAGATAGTCCGTATCCAAGACTTCAAGACCGACGGAGACATCACTGAGAAGAGGTATCAAGTGAAGGATAGTCCATTCAAGGGCAAAATCCCTAACACTCTTCTGGGGCTACACTGGTTACAGTTGAGCTTCTATGCCTTCATCCTTAAAGAGGCGGGTTACACCGTTGAGGGTCTGGACGTGTTCTGGTTAAACGGCGATAAACTACTCTCTGGAGAGAACCCTTGGGAAACATTCTCATCAGATGTTGTAGATATTAGTAGCGTAGTGAAAGGAGAATAGATGTTCACACTACGAAAGAAAGTTAATCGGATGGACACCGATTTGAAAAAGTCCTTTGGTTATGTAGGTCAGGACATTGACCTCGTACTTGGTGAACTAGACCGAGCATTGCACCGTATTTCCAATCTTGAGAAGTATGTTACAATCTTGCTTAAAGACCAGCGTCGTTCAACTAAGGTTGGACCTCGTAGTGGTCGTACTTACACCACATTGGCTGGACGTGTCAAGGCACTCCAAGACCACCTTGGCGTTAAGTTTGAAGTAACACCTAAACAAGTCATTCCAGCAAAGATTGACGTAGTAAAGGTTAAAAAGGCTAGTAAATAATGGATAAGACTTTTGTCTACTGCACAGCAATCTGGGCAGGGGTAATCGTCTTCGTTGTGTCGGCTATCACACTTGGTTGTGTGGTGGCTGGCAATAACGACCATAATTTTGATGTCACCTGTATTGAGAATGGTAAAACAATCCAATACGAAACATTAAATGGCGATGATTACGAAAGAAAGGTATGTAAGTAATGGGACCATCAGCACAAGAATATACAATCAGCAACGCATACCCAGCCATCGTTAAGGCGACTGGTCAACAGCGTTCGTTTGAGGCTCATGGTAACACCCTGTTTGTATGGCGACTCTTCTTTGAAGGTGTGGACGGATATTTCCTGACAAACCGCAAAGAGGACAATCCACCACAAAAGGGTGACGTAGTGTACGGTGTACTCGGAGAAGATAAATTCGGTAACGGTACATTTAAGAGTGAGTCTCGCCCACTAGGTCAACTACCTTCTCGCCCTTCTAGTAACGCAGAAGTGTCAGGCGAACTTGAGGCTAAGGTGGACTATCTCGTTAGTCTAGTCGAAGGTATCGCAGAGAAAGTAGGGTCTAAGGATGTTGTCCTTACTGATATCAGTGATGGACCTATCGACCTATCTGAAATTCCGTTTTAGTAAGGAGTAGCATATGAATGATGATGAACTAGCAAAAATGCTGGTAAACCTAGCAACTATCACTCGGAAATTATCCGATGAGAACTTTTTGAAAGAGCTTAATGGAGATGTTCTGTCATATACAGCCGTTAAGGTAGCTTCTATGAAGGCTACGCTCATTGAGTTCAAGGTAGTTGCTCATCAACATATGCTTGATTTAGAGGTTGAAAAGGACAGGCAGAAGGCTATTGCCTACTCGAAGTTCAAAGCAGAACACGGTTCTACTGCCGCTGGCGATATGAAGTACATGGACGAGGATTTTATTCTTGCCCAACAGAACTACAATAAAGCTAAGGTTAGTTACGAACAACTAAAGAGTATCACCGCCGATGCTCACGACTTAGTTGACGCAATTAAGAGCCGTGTTATTGACCTCCAAACATCTCGAAAGGATGAAAGATAGGTTGGCAAGATTTACACCCAAAAGTACGCAGGGCGTATCAATCTAAAGGCGGTAGCGTACAAACAGCTAAGGGTTTCTCTAGGATGGACAAAGATAGACACCTAGAGATATCATCCCGAGGCGGAAAGGCTAAAAGTGAGAATTACAGTAGAAAAGGAGCCGTGCAGACGCAAGAAAGTGTCAGTGACGGTGTTCCAAAGCTGGAAACAATACTTGGAGCAGTAGAGGAAGACGATGAGCTACAGGAATAAGTTCGAGCAGTATACAGCAGAGGCGCTGAACGCCAACGATGTCCCATTCGGTTATGAGGACACCAAGATAGATTATACGGTCTCAGGAACTTACCTTGTAGACTTTCGATTTACCACAAAGAGTGGAAAGACAATATACATTGAAACTAAAGGCAATGGTCGGTCGTTTGACCATTCCGTTAGGCGCAAGATGATTGCGGTCAAAGAACAGCACCCTGAGATTGATTTGCGTATTATCTTCTACTCTGACGGTAAGATAGGCCCAAAACGCAAGGACGGAACGTTCCAAAGGCAATCCGACTGGGCAAAGAAGCATGGCTTCAAATATGCGATTAAGAATATACCTTTGGACTGGATGAATGAATAGGAATGAAGATTACCGTAACAGCCCAGACTGGCTTAGATTTAGAAAGCATTGGCTACAAGACAATCCACCACTCGATAACGGGCATTATATGTGCGGGATTTGTGGTGGCTGGGTTCTCGCTGAGGAAGTCACGCTTGACCATATCGAACCAAGAACGGCTAGTAACATGTTTGACCCTACTAATATTCAACCTGCCCATGGTATATGTAACTATAGAAAGGGAAGCAAACGTTGGACACCGAGAGTAACACGAGAACAGTACCAATTTCTGTCGTACCTGAGCCAGCTGTAGAAAAGCTATTTGTTTATGGCATTTTCTTGGACGAGTACAATAGGAAGCGATATGGTATGGAAGACCCTAGTTACGAAACCGTGCCTGGATATATCACCGTTGGTGGTCATATCGTACAGGCAGTGCCGTCTGATGTAGAGGGGGCTTCACTCACTGGATTACTTGTAAGTATCCCAACACGAAACCTCCCTAATCTAGACATGCTCGAAGGCGGATACGATAGGGTAAAAGTAACAACTATTGGAGGATTTGAGGCATTTATGTACGTCAAGCCACAGTACGAGTTAGAAAACTATAGCACATTTAACTACAGGAGCGACTTTTATGAGCAAGAATACACCCCAGAAGAAGAATAAGAATATTCCTCACACCCACAGTGGTAGAGTTGTAGTGGGCGGGGGCAATGCTAATGATAGGAAGTTCCTACAAGGCAACGGAAAAGTGTTGCAAAAACTACTACACAATTTCGCAAAAAAGCCTTGACTTTTCGAGCATAATTTGATATAATGGTTAATAGAAAGGGGAAATAGATATGAGTAAAATTGGACAAGTTGTTATAGACCTGCTCGAACAGGGCTACACTATGGAAGATATTACTAACGGTCAGGTAGAATTAGGTAGTGCCTAGAGAGGCAGACGTATAGCAACCTAAGCTGACGATACCCTGAATATCAAGTAACAAAAGGACGATTATTCGTAGATATGTTAAGTGGTGGAGACCCATAGCGATAGCTGCTGTGGCAATCCTCCTTCTAGTTGCTGTTGTTCTTGCCAAAAACGCACATGCTGTGGCTATGGACGACTTAAGTCGGCAACAAGTAGAGACTAGTAAAATTAAATCTCAGTTAGAGGACTCAGAAAAAGAGAACAAGACTTTGGAGGCGGAAGCCAAGAAAGACGCTGACAAGATTAAGAAGCTACAAAAGGAAAACGCTGATTTAAAAGCGAAACGGCAAGCTAAGCTAGAGGCAGAAAGAAAAGCTCAGGAACTAAGACAACAACAACAGAACACTATCCGTGTTCAGTCTGTACCTGTTAGCGGAAGCTGCTCGGAGTGGCTTGCCCAAGCTGGCGTGACCGATACCAATAACGCTATGTGGTTAATCAACAAGGAGAGCGGATGCAACCCTAATGCTGTTAACCCTACTAGCGGTGCTTGTGGAGTTGCCCAAGAACTACCTTGTGGAAAATCTGGTTGTAAGTTAGGCGATGGAGCCTGCCAGATACGTTGGATGCAGAGTTATGTCAACGCACGATACGGGAGTTGGGGCGGAGCTGTTAGCTTCCACCTAGCAAACGGTTGGTATTAGATAGAGGGTGCTTGGACCTAGTATACAAGGGAGACCAAGTTAAATGTATCAAGGGATGCAGCCTTCCCCTTCTGGGGTAGACAGGTTAGCTTCGGCCAGTAGTTTTTAAGCTACAATGCGGAAGAACGTGGGTTCAATTCCCACCTACTCCACCAAGTTAGAGAATCGTGGTCACGAACTATGTGACCCATTCGGCTCGGTAGCTCAACGGTAGAGCACTTCCCTGTCACGGAAGAGGTCGTGGGGTCAGCACCCATTCGAGTCGCCATATACGGGTTTGGTGTAATGGTAACACGGCGGTCTCCAAAACCGCAACCAGCAGTTCGATTCTGTTAACCTGTGCCACATGCCAGCGAGGAGGTGAGATACCTTAAGCTGGCGTTTATCACCGTTCTTGTTACATTTATAAGACGGACTCGGAGCGTGGTAACAAGCGACTCCTTGTAGCCTAGGCTGGATGTTTACATCCGAGGACTGCTGTGGAATGGAGGGCAGTGGAAGCACACGGCATCGTAGAAGGTGTCTACTCCATATCCAAGATGGGATTTGTGTATTGTCACATCCCTATGAGTGCCCCCTCTTGTAGGGAGCTGAGAGTACACAATATTAAAGGAGTTAAATGGACGATTACGAGTACGAATTACTCAATATGTCGTTTGAGGAAATGGACGAGATTGCCAATGGCAGTCCCGAAGGAAAGGGGGACAATGAGTCCAAGAATCCTGATTTACGACCTGGAAGTAACCCCGAGTCTGGGGTGGACGTACGGGTTGTACCAGACGAACGTACTGAGGGTTGAAAGAAACCCTATTATAATGAGCTTTAGCTATATGTGGTACGAGCCAGGTGCGGTTAAGAAAATAACCCATGAGCGTATATCACAGAAAGAACTAAAGAACTGGTCAGACAAGAGTCTGGCAATAAAGTTGAGAGACTTATTCATCGAAGCTGACATTGTTATTGCACACAATGCAAACAGGTTCGACAACAAGGTGGCTACGGCGGCATTTTTGCGCAATGGTTTAACACCACCATCGCCGTACAAAACAGTAGATACCCTTACTGTAGCTAGGAGTATCGCTAGGTTTGGTTCAAACAGCCTAGACTCGCTGGGAGAAACATTTGGTATAGGTCAGAAGTCAGAGGTTAAACACTCAGACCTATGGTATCCATGTCTTATGGGAGATAAGAAGGCTTGGGAGCTTATGGAAACATATAACAACCAAGACGTTGACTTGCTATACCGATTGTACGAGAAGCTACGACCATATATTAGAAACCATCCGAATCTTGGAGATTTGATGCAAGCAGACCATGTTTGTCCTAAATGTCTTAGTCCTAACTTGAAGAAAGAGGGCACTCATGCTAGGCGAGCTGGGCGAGTACAGTCATACTCATGTAAAGATTGTGGCGGTTGGTGTAATGAGGCCAGTGTTAGACACACTGGTAGGACAGTAAACGGATGATAGAACGCTTGAATGAACCTCATTTTGAGGGTATGTCAAGGCGAGAGATACTGGAAATGCAAGAGCCTGCGGTTTTAATAGAACTGCGGGCTACTATGCTCAATACATTATCTGACCTTGAGCGTGATATCCACTTGGTAAACGATGTACTAGATGGGTACGGAGTTGAAGAACCAGGTAGGTACACCGCATATCCAGATGAGCAAGAGGGAAATGTTGTGAGAGGAGAGAACTAGTGATAGAAAGTGTAGTGATTTGTAGACACGGTAAACTCGGTTATACTGCATCATTACGGTTCAAGGATAAAAGTCTTGACTGTGATATCAGTGCAAACGATAAACGTAGTC